TTACAGACGGAGAAGCTGCACAAGAACCAGTTATTATGGGTGTATTTCCTGGTATTGCATTGAAGGCTGCAAACGCACAAGAAGCATTTGCTGACCCACGAACAGGTGACCAGTTAACTTCTGCACCAGTTAAGCCAAATGAAAGTGCAACAGGTTATCCAAGAAGAATAGACGAACCAAGCACATCACGCTTGGCAAGAAATGAAAAGATAGATGATTCAATTGTTTCCTTAAAGAAGGCAAAGAAAGCAGACAAAGTAGAGCCAGACCCGTATTATGCAGCAACTTACCCATATAATAATGTTTATGAATCGGAAAGTGGGCACGCTTTGGAGTTTGATGACACGAAAGATTCAGAGAGAGTTCATCTATATCATCGCTCAGGTTCTTACATTGAATGGGGACCTGCTGGAGACAGAGCGGAACGCATTGAAAAAGACAAGTTCACAGTAGTAATTGGGAACGATTCAGTATATGTTAAGGGTGATGTTACCCTTTATGTTGATGGTAATGTTACCGCAGATATTAAAGGTGATGTTAAGGCAACAGTTGGTGGGCAAGTAGATATGACTGCTGGTGGTACAGTAAACGCTAAGGCTAGTAGTTTTAATTTGACTGGTGATTTGAATGTTACTGGAACAATCACAGCCACACAAGACATTATTGATGGAACTAGGTCAATAGCAAACGACCGTGCAATTTACAATTCACATAAACATACTGGAGTAAGAGCTGGTCCAGATACATCGGGACCACCAACTGCTACGGAATAATGAATAAATAACAGATGGCAACAATAGACATAGATAGTGCAAGGTCATTTAAAGATTTGGATTTATCATTTACGATTCATCCAATCCGTAAAGACGTTAACATTTATAAAAACGAATACGCAGTAATTAATTCGGTTAAGAATTTGATTTTAACCAATCACTACGAGCGTCCATTTCAACCAGAAATTGGTAGCAATATTCGCCGACTTTTATTTGAACAGGTAGATTCTGTTACGGCTGCACAAATTGAGCGAGATATTGTTGAAACAGTTAATAATTTTGAACCAAGAGTTAAAGTGTCAAAAGTAATAGCTTCAGCAGCACCAGATGAAAATGGATATAAGATACTATTGGAGTTTTTTATCATCAACAACCCAAATCCAATTACAATCAATTTCTTTTTAGAGCGGATTAGATAATAAAATGGCAGACCGTTTAAGAGTTACCGAGCTTGATTTTGATACAATCAAGTCAAATTTAAAGACCTTTTTAAATCAACAAAAAGAGTTTACAGACTACGATTTTGAAGGTTCAGGCCTTTCTGTTTTGTTGGATATCTTGGCATATAATACTCACTATAATGCTTATTACCTTAACATGGTAGCAAATGAAGCTTTTTTAGATACCGCTTTGTTGCGTGATTCTGCCGTTTCACACGCAAAGACTTTGGGTTACATTCCATATTCTTCCACTGCTCCTTCTGCAATTATTGATTTTAAAGTAGAATCTGGTTCAACAACACCAGGAACATTAACTATTCCTGCTGGTTTTTCTTTTTTGTCCAATCAAATTGATAATAAGTCTTATAATTTTGTTGTATTAAATGACACAACTGTTACTAAAACAAATACAAGTTATTACTTTGATAATCTTGAAATTCACGAAGGTCAATTAATTACTTATAGTTTTGGATACAACGCAGCTTCTAACCCAAAACAATTATTTACATTACCTGATGATGGTATTGATACCACAACTATTGAAGTTACAGTAACACCACAATCCAGTAATACATCAAGTATTGTTTACACTAAAGTTACTGATGTTTTGGATGTTTCTGCTATTTCAGAAGTTTATTTTTTGCAAGAAAATCGTAATGGAAAATATGAAATTTATTTTGGTAATGATAATGTAGGCAAATCATTACCTGATGGTGCAACTGTATCTGTAAAATATTTGGTAACTAATGGTTCTGCTGCTAATAAAGCAAATAACTTTATTGCAACATCTACATTAGCTGACTCTTTAAGTGTTTCACAAACAAACTTTACAATTACTCCTATTAGTGCAGCTGGTGGTGGAGCATCTCGTGAATCTGTTGATAGTATTAAATTTTCAGCATCAGCACAATTTTCTACACAAAATCGTTTAGTTACTGTTAAAGATTATGAAACTTATATTAAAAATAATTACCCAAGTGTAGATTCCATTTCTGTTTGGGGTGGAGAAGATGAGATTCCAAAAGTATTTGGTAAAGTTTATGTGGCATTAAAACCAAAAGCAAATTATTATATTTCCGAAACAGAAAAGGCTAGAATTGTATCAGAAGTTATTAATCCAAAATCTATTATTTCTGTGCAAACAGAAATTCGTGACCCACAATACTTGTATTTGCTGATTGAAAATGATGTTCAATATAATCCAAAGAAAACAACAGCTACCGAAACAATATTAAAACAAAGCATTAAACAAGCGGTATTAAATTATAATACAACTTATTTAAATAAATTTGGCACAATTTATGTTTCTTCTGATATTGAATCTGACATTAATCAAGTAGATTATAATGCTATTGTTGGTGTAAGAACAACCACACGAGTTCAAAAAAGGTTTCAACCACAATTAAATAAATCTGTAAGTTACATTATTAAATATAATGTACCTCTACATCGTGGAACAATTACAAATAAATTAACTTCTACACAATTTACCATTTATGATGCTACTGGTGCAGTAAGAACAGCGTTGTTTGAAGAAACTCCACAATCTTATACTGGTATTTCAGAAATTCAAATTACTAATCCAGGTTCAAGTTATATAACAACTCCAACAGTAACAATTAATGGAGATGGAACAGGTGCAACCGCTGAAGCAGTAATTGTTAATAGTAAAATTCAATCAATTAATATTACCAATCGTGGCACAGACTACACTCGTGCTACAGTTTCAATTACTGGTGGTGATGGTTATGGTGCGGAAGCTGTTGCTGTTATTGACGGTAGAACAGGTACACTTAGAACAATTTACTATGATACATTAGCACAAAGACAAATTATTAATTCAAATGCTGGAACAATTGATTATAATAATGGTATTGTTATTATTAATGATATTCGTTTTATATCAATAGATTCGGATGATGGATTAATTCGTATTTCAATTGAAGCTGAAAAGGGATATCTTCAATCAACAAGAGATACAATTATTACAATTGATGTGGATGATCCAACTGCCATATCAACAACATTAGAAAAACTTAACGCATAATGTCTGACCAAAAAACCTCCCTATTGATTAACCGTCAAGTACCGGAGTTTGTTCGTGAAGAACATCCTAATTTTATTTCTTTTTTAGAAGCTTATTATGAGTTTTTAGAAAATGAACAAGGTTCCGAAAAAAACGATTTAGTAGCGCAATCAAAAAAATTGCGTTATATTTCAGACATTGATTCTTCAATAGAAACTTTTGAAAACAATTTTTTTAATACTTTTGCATCTTTAGTTCCTAGAACTGTATCTGTTGATAAAGCGGTATTAATTAAAAATTTATTACCTTTATATCTTGCAAAAGGTAATGAGAAATCATTTAAACTTTTATTCAGACTTCTTTTTGATGAAGAAGTGGAAGTTATTCAACCTAAGACTAGTGTTCTTAAAGCTTCTGATGGTAAATGGTTAATTGAAAAAGCGTTTCGTATCTCACAAGATGTTTACAGCACCTATACAGGTAATGGTACCAATACTACATTTAAATTAGCACAAGTAGTTGATTCTAGTGAAATTGTTATCTATGTAAATGGTATAATTCAAACAACTGGTTTTACCATTCGCAAAGAATCCCGCAAATTAATATTCAATATTGCACCAACAAATGGTAGTTTAATTAGAATTCTTTACAACAATTTTAATTATGAATTATTAAACAATAGAAAAATTACTGGTACCACATCTAATGCATATGCTGTTGTTGAAAGAACCGGCCAAAAAACAGTTAATGGTGTTGCTGCATTTGAATTATATGTAAACACTAAAACATTGGTTGGTCAATTTACTGATGGTGAAACTGGTAGATTAAATATTATTGACCCGGACGACTTCTCTCTCATTGAATTGGAAGTTTTGGGATTGTCAATATTAAAAACAATTAATATTATTAACGGTGGTTCAAGTTATAATGTTGGTGATCCAGTAATTATTACTGGCGGTAATGCTACAAAAGAAGCACAGGCTTTCGTTTCAGAAGTATTTTTGGGTTATATTAATAAAATTCGTGTTCTTTCTGGTGGTTCAGGATTTAAAACTGGTTCAAATGTTAACTTAATTGGAACTACCGCAAACGCTTCATTAGTTTTGGCAATTGATGGAGTAGATACTTCAGGCACACTTGCTGCGAATAGTTTTATTGTTAATACTGATAAGATTGGTGATTACACATCAAAAACTATTAGCGATGCTAACTATGGATTTCCAAGTGCAGTTACAGATAATGTTAATACAAAAATAATTGATGCACTTACACTTTCACCATTAACTGGTATTGGTCCCATCACCAATGTGGCAATTCTTTTTGCTAATGCAACATTCTCTAGT